CTCATGCAATAGCTTGATAGTAGCTATATCCGCGTCGTTATTCTCGCGCCCGGACAGCACAGTGCCTATGCCTACGACGTTAGTGGAGGTGGTTGCCTCGCACGCGAGGTCAGTTGAGCTTGCGGTTGGTGTTATGTGTCGTATCGCTATCTGTGTCATTGTCTTCCCTCTCATGGTTGTAGTAATAGTCATGCTCTTGCTCGAGACGCATGGCGTCATGTATGGCTTCTTCAATCTTGTCTCTGTGATGGGCAATCACTGCTGTCTCACATAGCTTGATGAACATCGGCCAATGCAGCTTGGCTGCTAGGCTAACCAACCTAAAGGTCAGCCACCGGTTGATACGCTCCATCACTCGTCTATCCCCTTGACCTTAGTCTCGGCCTCGATGGCCCTTGCAAATACCCGTATGGCCTGCATCTTGCGCTCCAACTCGTATATGTGGTTAATCACCTTCTTGAGCAGGCTCTTGTCATGCTCGTCTGCCATGTCGTCGCGCATCTCGCGCAGTGCTTGTTTCTCTTCGTAGTTCATTTTACTTCCCCTTGATGGTTGCGTGGATTGCCCAGACTGCGAATATAAATGCAGAAACAAAGAATATCTCGGCTGCTGCGTGTAGTAGTGTGTTCATTGGTCTTGCTCCTTTAGTTTCTCGTATATCTGCGCCATGCTCATGCCTTTGAGTTCTTCTGGCACTTCGACGTCTATATCTACGAACTCATAACCTCTGGCTTCCAGCTGCGCACGTAGTGCGGTGCCCTTGGCGAATAGTGTTGACTTACTTTCCATCTTCTCGCTCCTTAACTGCAGTTAAGCGTTCGTGTGCCCAGTATTCCAATGCACCGCTTCCATCCCACACGGCGTTGGTGATGGGGTCGAGTATATACTCTGCTAGGTCGGCTAAGAGGTAAGATGCTCTCAATGCTATTTTATATACGTGCTTCATCACACCGTCCTCTTTGGGTTGAGTTGCGCGAGTTCTGCGCGGTTGGTTATGAGCATGTAGTTGGACTTGTTGATTGGTGCTGTGCAGTATGTGACTGCACGAGCGTGTTTGTCGCCGCAATCGAGACAAACAGAATATCCTAAGCGGAACCGTTCGACGCTGAACGGTGTGTAGCAGTCTTTGCATAAGACCTGTGTCATTCTCTTTCTCCTTAACGCCAGTTAAGCGTTGCTGTGTTTGCACTGGTGTGCGGGGTCATCGACGTCCTGCCGATTATTCAAAGTAGCAGAAAGTCCCTCTTATGTCAAATGGAGGGCAAAGTTGGCGTTTGTGGAAAGTTAAAAGTCCCTCATTAGTTTTCTAACTTTATGGAAGGGCTGGAGAGGCGCAGAAGTGTGCGGTTTTTGGGGGGTAGTAGTATAGTAAAGTTTTAAAGTTATAATGTAGTAGAGAAAATAGAGGACCCCGCCCTTTTTGCCTTTCGCATTGCGCAGAGGGGGTGCTACAGATGCGCACTGTCAAAAATCAAAATCCGGCCTCAAACCCCAATAACTTTCCAACTTTAAACATTAGGGGTGTAAAGCATTGATTTACAACGGAAACTAAAGTTATTGTTTTCCCCACGCCAAATAACTTTAGCTTATTTCGCCTACTTTGCATTTTCTTGTTGACTTTGCCTGTTTTGGACGATAGGTTGAGTTCAACCTATCGGTTAGGGCGCTCACCCAACCAGTTAGCTCAGGCGCTCACCCAACCAGTTAGCCCTTACTATCACCGAAACTATCATGAACCACTATCACAAGTGACTATCATCGCTCACTATCATTCTAATAGGACAATCTTCGATTGACGTTTAGTTTGTTTGGTTGTCCCCTTCGGGGACAACGGGCGCGGAAAAATCCGCGCCGAGGCGGGCGCAAAAAAAAAGCCCCGCGACCCGAAGGCCGCGAGGCGGAGGCGGCGGAGCCGCGAGGCGGAAGGCGGGAGCCGAAGCCCCCGCCAGATAATCATGCCGCAAAATAGGCCGCGATACGTTCAGCCAGACCGCGCAATTCTTTTTCAGCTTCATTGCAAGGCGCGTAATCGCTTTCACCGTCAGGCAATAGAACAGCGTCTAAGCACTTAGTGGCGAACACAACCGATGCGCGGAACTTGTCAGCATTAGCAGACTTGTTCCTATTGCCCTTGGGCTGCATGAACCCATTGGATACCGCGACAGGCGAGAGCTTGTTTGCAATGTCGGTGGCGGACGGAACCTTGCCGAAGATAGGATTGTTACCGCCAACGCAGCGCACCTTGATAGCTTGGGCTTGCTCTAACAGCTTGGCATCATCAGGCACAGGCAGACCCTGCAATTCAAGATTGCCCCGAACCCGCTCAATCAGACCTTGACCTAATTCGTTAGGCGCGCCCTTATCATCAACCAAATCAAACGCGACAGAGGCAGGAACCTCAATAGCTTGAACCTTGACCGCTTTGCCCTTGCGCTGGACTGTGGCCGTAACGACTTCAACAGGAACGTCAGACCATGCAGCCGATGCAATCGTGAACGCACGTTGAAACGCCATTTTATCAGCCGAGGACATTCCACCCTCAATACCGAAGTTGTCCGCAACCGCCCGATACATAGCAGGTAAGAACTTGCCGTCAGCCGAACCATCATCATGAACGCGACCCTTGAACATATCGCCAAGCATACAGACACCCGACACCTCATTATCACCCGAACCGTGCGACCAGCGCATAGAGTAGAAACGATTGTCAGCAACGCCGCCAACCATCATGGCGATACCTGATTGCGCTTGCGCCGAACCATCACGGAACATATCAAGGCCGAGCGAGATTTTAGAAACGTTAGTCATATCAGTTATTCCTTAACTTGAGTTACAGTATTGTCGGCAGGTCTTTCCCATCGACTATTTATATATAGCCCAACTACGCGCTTAGACCAAATCAGGTTCAGCAATTAAAACGGGAAAGCCTAACGCCAGTTAAGCAATGGCAAAGCCTAACGCCAGTTAAGCATAGCGCGAGGCAAGCGCAGCATAGCCAGAAATAAAAATTGTCCGCTTCGCGGACTTAGTTTAGTTGAGTAATAGTCTAATGGTGTGTGGAAATACATGGGGGAGGGTGTGACGTATTGACTACATCGTTACCCTACCTACCCCCGACCCCCCTCTGGTGGCATGTTGTTACCCACCACTACATACATACTATTTTGCGTATTATACGACGTCATTTTGAAAAACCATGCCCCCCACCCCCTCTTTTTCTACCCACCGGTTTCCCGACGCCTAATACAGCCAGACCCCCCGTCGATGGTACCTTGACGAGTAAACCGTATACGGTATATACTTTTGGCTCCAAGCTTTGGATTGCGGCTTCGCCGTATGGGAAGTGGGTGGTGTTTTTCCTCAGTTTGCGCCACCCCTTCTCCCCCTTCATAAATATACAATATTTATGCTATAACCCCCACCCATGCCCTTCAACGACCGAGAGAAGCGTAAGGAAGCGAGCCGCAGGCACTATGCGAAGCATCGTGAGAAGGTCATTGCCAAGGCAAAAGTATATAGCAGAGCGGCCAAGAGCCGTGTCCGTACACACATAAATACACACTTACAGAACAACCCCTGCATAGATTGCGGGGAAGCGGATATAGTGGTGCTCGAGTTCGACCACATAGGCGACGACAAGAAGTTCAACATCTCAGATGCGACCCGGCACGGCTACAGTCTGGACAAAGTAGTAGCAGAGATAGCCAAGTGCGAAGTGCGCTGCGCTAACTGCCACCGGAAGAAGACGTACGAGCGAGGGGGCTGGGCCCATCGTGGCTAGTTTAATTTTTTCCTTTTCTTCCCCTCACTAGGCTGCTACACAGCCCCGCATCCCCCGGTCTCCTACAAGCGGAGCTTAAGTACATGCCTATAGTAAAAGTCGAGCCGAGCACGGAGTATCCAGTGCCGTTTGACCTGTCCGACGAAGAGTTTGACAATTTTGCGGATAAATTAGCGTCCATAGGAAACACAGCTGAGCTGCTTGAGCAGCTCGGTGCACCGGTAGAGTCGTCGAAAGAAAACCTCGAAGAGGAAGCTGCACTGCTAGATGCAGCCATAGATAACCAGAAAATCACCCCGCTAACTAAAAGTCTACCAGCTGCCCTCGGCGCTGCGTCTTTCCTACGTGCTTATGGCCAAGGCCGGGGTATCGACGCGGACCAAGTGCGCACTGCGCTGACTAATAAATTGCTTGAGATAGCCGACTGTGGCGAGATTAAGTATGAGTTAAAGGCCATTGAGCTGCTTGGTAAGCACAGCGACGTGGGTCTGTTCACCGAGCGCAGCGAGATAAACGTCAACTATAACTCGCCTGAAGGTCTCGAGAAGGCCATCGTGGACCGGGTCAAGCGCCTGCTGAACGCAGACGTCATAGATATGAAGCCACTGGGCATGGACCTCGACGAAGAATTGGGCATCACCGATGCTGATTTTGAAGAGATATTGGATGAAGGGCTTGGTGAGCTAGACGAGATGGAAGAAGCCCAGCTGGCGGACATGGGTGGCGAGTGAACATAACGCTCAAAGACATACCCAAGATACTACCCAAGCTGTCTCCCGCAGAACAAGAACATCTGCTGGCGGAGTTAGAGAAGCTGGAGAAGCTCAAGACGCAGGAGTTAGCGCGCAAGCGGTTCTTGAAGTTTGTAGAGCAGGTTTGGCCGACATTCATAGGAGGTAGGCATCATGCAAAAATGGCAGACGCCTTCGAACGTGTTGCTCGTGGTGAGTGCAAGCGGCTCATTATTAATATGCCACCGCGACACACTAAGTCGGAGTTCGCCTCTTACCTGCTCCCTGCATGGTTCCTCGGCCTCAACCCCGGTAAGAAGATTATCCAATGCTCGCACACGGGCGAACTCGCTGTAGGCTTCGGACGTAAGGTTCGTAACTTAGTTGACACAGAAGTATACCATGAAACATTTCCTGACCTAAAACTGGCTTCGGACTCTAAAGCTGCAGGCCGGTGGAATACGTCGAAAGGGGGTGACTATTTCGCTATCGGTGTGGGCGGTGCGGTGACTGGTAAAGGTGCTGACGTGCTCATCATCGATGACCCGCACTCGGAGCAAGAAGCTGCGCTGGCGGAAGTCAACCCGGATATCTACGACAAGGCATATGAGTGGTACACCTCTGGTCCGCGTCAGCGTCTCCAGCCGGGCGGTGCCATTATTGTTGTGATGACGCGTTGGTCGAAGCGCGACCTGACCGGGCAGATATTAAAAGATGCAGCTGCTAACGGCAGCTTGGATGAGTGGGAAGTCATTGAGTTTCCTGCCATCCTGCCTAGCGGCAACCCGCTATGGCCTGAGTTCTGGCAGCTTGAAGAGCTTGAGAAAGTTAAACGCGACGTTCCTAATAGTAAGTGGATGGCGCAGTACCAGCAGAACCCAGTAAGTGAAAGCGCCGCCATCGTGAAGCGTGAATGGTGGCAGGAGTGGGAGAGTGATGACCCACCAAGCTGCGACTTTGTCCTGCAGGTATGGGATACGGCGTTCGAGAAGACGAGCCGAGCTGACTATTCAGCATGCACTACATGGGGTGTGTTCTACCACCCGGACGACAATGGCATAACACAGGCTAATATCATCCTGCTAAATGCGTTCAGAGACCGCATGGAGTTTCCAGAGCTTAAGCGTGTGGCTGTCGAAGAGTATAAGGAGTGGGACCCAGATGGCGTCATCATCGAGAAAAAGGCTTCAGGTGCTCCGCTCATCTACGAGATGCGGGCTATGGGCATACCGGTGCAGGAGTTCACTCCGACGCGGGGTAACGACAAGATAAGCAGGTTGAATGGTGTAGCCGACATATTTGCATCAGGCCGGGTATGGGCACCGGGGACGCGCTGGGCAGAAGAAGTTATTGACGAAGTTGCAGAATTTCCAGCCGGGGCTAACGATGACTATGTCGATACTGTGTCTATGGCACTGCACAGGTTCAGGCGTGGTGGCTACGTGACTACGAACCTAGACGAGCCCGAAGATATCGTGTACTTTAGGTCAAATCGCAATCAGGGGTATTACTAATGGCAGATGTTAAGGCACTTTTTCCTATCGGCAAAACTCAGTGGTTAAAATGGTCTGACGACCAGCGCACAGCCTTCAACGAGGCACGTGCAGCAGGTGTGCCTTACGGCGATGCCGTCGTAGGTGCAAACCAGACGCAGACTAAAAAGAAAAAGAGCTTGTTCGACATCATCGAAGACGTGGCGGAAACCGCAGGTCGCGTAGCTGAAGTAGCTGCAGTGGTATCACCGACGGTATCAATAGCTAAGACAGTGGTTAAGGCCGCTGCGAAGAAAGTTAAGTAAATGGATATCGACAAGGCGCTCAACCAAGCCCCGCTGGGTATGTCTCCGATGATGGAGATGGACGAAGGTCCTGACATTGAGATTGAGATTGAAGACCCTGAGAGTGTCAACATTGGCATTGATGGTATGGAGATTGAGATTGACCCGAGCGAGGACGAGGGCGACTTCAACGACAACTTGGCCGAAGAGCTTGACGAGGGTGTGCTTGCACAGCTTGCAGGCGACCTAATCGGTGAGTTTAACGAGGATATCAGCAGCCGCAAGGACTGGATACAGACTTATGTAGACGGGCTTGAGTTGCTGGGTATGAAGGTCGAAGACCGGACCGAGCCTTGGCCCGGTGCCTGTGGTGTGCATCACCCACTGCTGTCTGAAGCTGTCGTAAAGTTCCAAGCCGAGACTATGAGCGAGACATTCCCAGCCCAAGGGCCGGTGCGGACGCAGATTATCGGTAAAGAGACCGTAGAGAAGAAGGACGCCGCCCAGCGCGTCCAAGAAGACATGAATTATCAGTTGACCGATGTGATGGTCGAGTATCGCCCTGAACACGAACGCATGCTGTGGGGGTTGGGCCTCGCAGGAAACGCGTTCAAGAAGGTGTATTTCGACCCATCACTCGGTCGTCAGGTTGCTATGTACGTTGCAGCAGAAGATGTTGTCGTACCTTATGGCGCGTCCAGCTTGGAAGTCGCTGAACGCGTCACCCATGTGATGCGGAAGACCCCGAATGAGCTCAAAAAGCTCCAAGCTTCGGGTTTTTACCGTGATGTAGACCTACCAGACCCCGTCAACTCACGGTAAAAACCC